GGAATTCACAAGATTATTTCTGAAGGTCCTGAACTCGTAGATAAGATCAAGTACGTAGGAATCGAACTGAAGAAAGCGACTGTTCCAGTTGCTGTCAAAGCATTCCTGAAAGACATTTACGAGAACACGATCTGTAATGAATGGACGTCTTCTGACTTCGTCAAATACATGTCTGAATGTTATGACAAGTTTTCTAGACTGTCCGTGAACGATGTCGCGTTGTGGAAAGGTTGGGCATCGGATAAAATCGAATCTACGGGATTTTTGGCCGGCGGCAAAGGCATGACCGGTATCTCGAAAGCCTGTCATTTCTACAATGAAATGCTTGATCATCTGCAATTGGGTAAAAAATACGATAGTTTGAAAATCGGCGACAAAGTCCGGTTCGTATATATCTGTCCGAATACGCAATACAGGATAGAATGCATGGCATTTCCTGATGGTTCATGGCCAGAAGAGTTCAACGAATTGTTCGAAGTAGATTATCCAAAAATGTTCCAGAAACTTATGATCCAACCATTGGAAGCATTTTTCAAGGCTACAAGGTTTGAAAAGACCGATCCTAGAGAAAAATCGTTGTTCGATTTGGATGATTTGTGATACAAGGTACAATAATTTTGTGAAAACTACAACATTTAGTTATTTTTTGGAGTGTTCAGAAGATAAGGATGCTCGAGGACAGGCTTTTGCGATATGCAAGAGTTTGCTGTCTGCTGCTGATTCATCTATAAAGTTCATCAATGCTGAAGAAATCAGAGATTCCGCAATTAAAAACGGGTTTCCTGTTTTCTGGGCATTGTATAACGAATTGACGAAAACTTTCAATGAACAAGATAATTCGCGTGTTATTATAGCAAATTTTCTAGGAACAGTGTTTTCAAGAGATTATCAGATGTCCACTTTCGAGAGGATTTATCTGATAAGCATGTTGAAAGTTATAAATTTCGCAGTTATTTCTTTGGAGCCTGAAGATTATTTCAGAACAAGATTGTCGACTGTAGATTCAGATGCGGTATTGGTAGTGGATTTTCCAGTAGTTGAATTTAAGTTCAATTCTGAATATTTTGTCGATCTTATTTCTAAATTGAAAAGTCTGGAAAACGAAGTATCTGATAAAGTTTCCGCGTTTTATTCGTCGATCAGGTTGTATGCTCAAGTCGGACAGTTCATGGTACCGTCTGCTTCGAAGATAACTTCTGAAACGAAATTTGTCGGAGTACCTGAAAAATATTGCGATAATATCAATCTTTCGATTAAAGATTTCATGAGGGCATTATCTGACAAGAAATTTATCAAAGCTTTTCCAGATTGCATTTCAGCTGGAACATTGGCAAGAGCGTTGTTTAACGGCAAGGCATTTATCGCAGTGGGAAATCCGTTGATGTCGTCTTTGTTCAAAGATCTGCCGCAACGTAAAATTAAGTAAACAAGGAATTTTATATGAGAACTGAGGAATTTAATAAAACGATCGAAGAAATGTTTTCTATATGCAAGAAAACATTGGTAAAAAAACAAGACGAATATAATCTTGATCTTGACAGACTTTCATTTTTCAAGGAAGGCAATGAACTAACAAAGCTTTCTCCAGAAAGAATGTTGTATATGTTTATGTATAAGCATATCAAAAGTCTGGCGGATATGGTTACCAGTGAACGCAAATACAGAAAAGATTTATGGGAAGAAAAGATCAAAGACAATATTTGTTATCTTCTTCTTTTGTGGGCATTGCTCAAGGATGACAATATGATGTTGGAACCTGATACATTGGCTTCTGTTGCGCAGGAAGGTTAAGCCAGATGAGTCAAGCTGATCGATATTTCAAAGAAGAAGTAAACAAACTTCTGTCTGAAGGTTTCAGCGACAAGGATTTTGCTATTCGGGCGAAATGGCCGGATGGAACATTTGCTCATACGATCAAAACATTTTGTGTTATCAGGCGATATAATCTGGATAAAGAATTTCCGGCATTGACACTTCGGACACAGGCATTCAAGGGAGTTATCAGAGAGCTTCTTTGGATGTGGCAGAAGAAATCAAATGTAGTTGCTGATCTCGGTAAATCGGCGGGGATATGGAAAGCTTGGGAATTGCCTGATGGTACGATAGGAAAATCATATGGTTATCAACTTGGCAAGGTTTCACATTATTCTTACGGCGATTTTGACCAGGTAGATAATTTAATTTATTTGCTCAAGAACAATCCAATGGATCGCAGGATGATCATTACGATGTGGTGTCCTGAAGATCTGCATGATATGGCACTTCCTGCTTGTGTTTATGAATCATTGTGGGATGTAAATGACGGAAAATTGAATTGTACTTTGATTCAGCGTTCAGGCGATCTTCTTGTCGCAGCGGGTTCTGGTGGATGGGATACGATACAATATGCCATTCTTCAACACATGTTCGCGCAAGTTTGCGGATTTAAGGTTGGCGAGTTGGTTCATATTGTCAATAATCTACATATATATGACAGACATATAGAAGCTGTCAAGAAAATATGCGATAATCCAGAGTTTGATGCACCTACATTATGGATCAATCCAGAAATAAAAGATTTTTACGCTTTTACGGAAAATGATTTCAGGCTTGATAATTATAAGTCTACGAAATTGGATGACAAGTTCGAAGTTGCACAATAAGGAAAGTTTGTATGATCAAGTGTATAGCATGTGTAGATAAGAATTTAGCGCTTGGCAGGACAAATAAAGAAACTGGCAAAGCTGAATTGCTTTTTAATATTCCTGCTGATATGGCGCATTTCAAAGCTGAAACAACAGGCAAGATGTGTATTTTTGGATATACGACATATCAAAGCTTGAAATATCGTCCATTGAAAGACAGGATGAATGTCGTTTTATGGAATGAAGCAACTTCGTTGACTTCTGTTCCTGGTGCCATTACATTTAGCAATTTCGGTGATTTGCTCAGGTTCGCAAAAACATTGTCGACTGAATATATGATTTTTGTTTGCGGAGGAGCAAGTCTTTATAAACAGTTTATTACATATTGTGACGAACTGGATTTGACTGTAGTAGATGAAACAGTTTCTGATGCCGATGCGTTTTTTCCAGATCCGAAAGAAAATGGTTTTACGTTGAAAGAATCTACTCCGTTTCAGAAAGAAGACGGTCCGAAAGGAACAAACGGTTACAGTATTTCGAAACAGACTTGGGTTAGATTGTAAACTAAAAACAGGAAAAACAAATGACTGAAAATTCCGTTAAAATCAAAGTAGTCGAAAATCAGTTGGAAAAAGAGTTCAATATGAATATAGACATTCTGAAGAAAACTCCAGAATGGTCTGTAGATACGTTTGGAAACGATTATTGGACATTCAGATATTCCGGCGGAGAATGTACTGAAAGAACGGCAGGTTTTCCTGGAAAGATGATTGAGTTTAGAGGAGAAGCGCGGTATTTTAAAGGTCTTGGCAGAGCTGCTGATCTGGTTTTTACTCTTGAAAAAGATCTGAATATCGTAAGTGTCAGTTTGTTTGTTCTAGCAGACGGATTTCAACCTAGACAGTCTGTTCAGAGTATGACTACGAAAGGACATTTTCCTACGATCAAACCTGTTTATGTTCTGTCGAATAACAATATCGAATGAGGAAATAAAATGGCTAAAAAAATTAAGAAAACTATTAGAAAAACAACAAAAAGAACTTCTGCTATTGAGAAGATGCTGGATAAGACGGTATCTGAAAAAAATGAAGTACTAAATGAAATTGAAACAGCTGTTCCAACAGATTCAAAAGAAAATCTTGAAATAACAGCACTAAGAGCAGAAATTGAAAAGTTGAGTTCTGAAAATTCTGAATTGCGAAAGAAAAATGAAGAACTTGAAAAAGAAATTGTAGAAACGAAAGAAAATTCTAAAAAAATAGGTGAGTTGTTCGAAAGTTACGAAATTGAATTTCTTAGAACTGAAAATGATTCATTGAAAGCTGAAATTGAAGCTTTGAAACACAGAATTAATCGTACTGCTCCTACATTTAAGTATCCAAAGGGTTCCAGATTGGCTAATGCGCGTAATCCAGTCATGGCTCCTACTAACGGTTACGAAACTTGGTAAATTTGAATATTTTCTGCGATTGAGAAATCGCCATTATCGTATAATCATATCGTAATAGATGAACAATACGACTGAATTAGATTTTTCTACTGACGTTCTTGAGAAACTGCTTTTCAGGCAGATGCTTACAGACAAGATATATATGAATATTTTGTCTACGAAGTTTGATAAACGTTGGATAAAAACTGAACATCTTGGAAAAGTGATGCAATTATGTATTATCTTTTTCAAGAAATACAATTTTATTCCGGACATCAAGATCGTTAAAGCGCTTGTAAAGAAATACGCCGAATCGAATAAAGGCGCCAATCTGACAGAACTGAATGCGGTTATTGATGGATCTTGGAATTTGAATCTTGAAATTCCTAGAGAAATTCTGTCGAACAACTTAAAGAATTTCATTCGCAAACAGGCTCTTTATACTACGATTATCGATAATGTTGACGAGCTTGAAAAGAATTCAGAAAACGTTCTTGATAACTGTATTGCTGGTTTTGACGCGATAAACAAGCTGACATTCCAAGATCAGGATCTGGGGATGAATTATTTCTCTCAGCCTGATATGGATAAACATATCGCGTTTTTGACGAAACCTGACGCAAGACTTCCGTTTTGCTGGCCTGCCATGGATACATATACGTACGGCGGTTCATACAAAGACGGTCGTATGTTAGGAGCGTTTATGGGACAGCCTGGTCTCGGTAAATCTGCGTTTTTGTCCAATTTGACAGTAAATTTCCTGAAACAGAACAAGAAAGTTGTCGTTATTTCGTTGGAAATGAGTCAGGATGTTTATGCGCAGCGTTTTGACGCTCATATTTCAGGACATAACATAAATAAATTGAAAGATGAGGTAGAGGAAGCATTTTCCAAGATCAAGGGATTCGCACAAGAACATCCTGACGCGGCATTGTATATCAAAGAATATCCGCCGAAGTCGATTCGCAGCATAGATATTGAAATGTATCTTGAAAATCTGATTTTGAACGGCTTCAAATTCGACGCAGTTATCGTGGATTATCTGAATCTTGTACTGCCTAACAAATCAGCAGACAATATGTACAGGGATGTTTTGACAGTTTCTGAAAATCTTCGTGCTTTGAGTTACAAGTTTTCTTGTCCGTTCTGGACTGCGACGCAGACAAATACGGAAGGTATCAATAATGAGAATGTCGATATGCAGAATGTTTCGGAATCTCGAGGCATTGTTCATACGTTGGATTTCCTGGGCGCGCTTTTCCAGACACCGGACGATCGTGAAGAAGGAATCATAAATTGCAAGCTTCTGAAAAACCGTCTCGGTGGCGTGATTCACAAGACAGTTTCATTCAAACTTGATCCTGAAAATCTCGTATTGTCGGATATTACATACGATACAGATAGAGAAGATTTGAATTTTACGCCGGAAGCAGACAATATATTGCGGAACTTGAAACATTTGAATCAAGAACAAGAAGAAGATTTGGACAGTATTTAAGAAAGGTAAAACAACATGTCAAAAGCAACTGATATTTTAAAAACTTTCAGGAAATCGAATGGTACGTTTTCCGTGAAAGATTCTCCTATAGCGAAAAGGAACGGTACGATCGATACAGGATGTTACGCGATTAATCGTATTACCAGCGGTTCGATTTACGAAGGCATTCCTGAAGGATGCATTATCGATATTTTCGGAGAGTCGCAGTCCGGCAAGTCATGGCTTGCGGCGAATATTATCGTGAATGCCTTCAAGAAAAACGGTTATGAACGGGTTTTCTATTTCGACAGCGAAGGCGGCGCACTTTTCAAGTACATGGAATCTCGCGGTATCAATCTTGATTTGATCGAACATGTTCCTGTGCATTCCACGGAAGACTGCAAGGTCAAGATGGTTCAGTTGTACAGTATGTTGGCTGAAGCGACAAAGGCGCATTATGACGATCCGGACAACAACGAGATGCCGAAAGTTCTTTGCGTGCTAGATTCGTTCGGAATGCTTGAAAGCGACAAGGTTTTGACAGATGCGGACAAAGGCAAGACGGCCATGGATATGGGTGCGAATGCCAGAGCGAAGAATTCCATGCTGAAAGCTATTTCGATGCGTGTT